GTTGGACCTCTATCTGACTCCAGAGTTATTGAATCTCTGAAGTTCAATGATGCTACAACGATCCCATCTCTACCTGCATCTACATCTGAGATTGAAGTAACAACTAAGGTTGACCATGGATACTTTGCTGGTCAGTTTGTTGCTATCTCTAATACGGAAATTGATAGCGTACTTGAGGGTATCTTCCCCATTAAGTCTATCGATCAGAATGACCCACGTAAGTTTACTTACGAAGTTGCGGAAGTTGTTAGTGCAATTGGTACTGGTATCGCAGCAGGACAGACAATTAGCGTAGATACTACGCCAGCACTAGGTGCTAATGCGCTAACTCTAGCGGAAGTTGACTCGGTTGAGTCTGCATCTCCGTATGTCTTTAACTGCTCCATCCGTTCTACCTGGGGTATTTGCGGTATCTGGGCAAACGGTCTTAAGGCGACAGGCTTTAAGTCGATGGTTATCGCGCAGTACACGGGTGTTTCGCTGCAGAAGGATGACCGTGCATTCATCCGTTATGATGAATACTCCAACACTTGGAACCAAGCATCACTAACTGACGCATTTGCTACAGTTCCTTACCACACTAAGGGTGATTCTTACTGGAAGGATGACTGGAGAAACTTCCACGTCCGTGCATCAGAAGATGCATTCATCCAGAACGTTTCGATCTTCGCTGTTGGTTTCGCTGATCACTTCCTGATGGAAAGTGGTGGTGATATGTCGATCACCAACTCGAACTCTAACTTCGGTAATACCTCACTACATGCAATCGGTTTCAAAGGATTTGCATTCAACCAGGATAAAGCAGGTTATATTACTGACATTATTCCTCCAAAGGTTATTGAGGAGTCTGAGGCAAATACTAAGAAAGTTCAATACTACACTATTGACATCCAAGGCACTATCCAAGAGCAGGACAACTTCACCAAGTTGTATCTTGGCAGTGAAGATATCATTCAACCAATTGATCGTCCCGCTGTAACCATCCAGGGTTATAGACTAGGTGCAAAGAGTGATGAAAAACTATATGTAAAACTAGATCCAGCAACTGCTGGTGGTACAGAAGAGTTCAACGTATCACTAGAACCAACTGGTTTCGTTAAGTATATTGCTGCACCATCTATCCTGAACCCATCTGGATTCAGCATTAACAGCACTTATGCAGACGCTGCTAATCTCATTGAGAGCAACCGTCGCATGATCCAGGAGGAAGTTTTCGGTTATATCCTAGAGAAGTATCCAAGACTCCAGAACATTTCTTATGTCAATCCTGGCAGAGATCCTCAAGCAAACAGATACTTTGATGCTCGCAACCTAATTGTTGATAACAGACAGCAGATCGTTGCTACTGTCATGCAGTCTCTGCTTGACACCTATGGTGGCACATCAATCCAAGCAGATGAAATTGGATTCATTGTTGATGCTGTCGCAGAAGACCTTAGAGATGGTGGCAACTACAACATCATCGAGAAGGTTAGAGAATACTTCAATGGTGATGGAACTATTGATCAGTCATATCTTGGTGCTGAAGAGCAATATACGTGGGCACTTGCAAGAGCAAGAGACCTATGTAAGCAAGCAATTGCTAACCTGTTGAATGTCAAGGCAGATCTTTATGATCCAACTAATGAAGCACCTGACCTCTCAGTATATACTAATCTTCCATGTGGTTCTATCACAAATGGTAAGACAGGTTCTCAAGCAGAAGAAGATGGCGACACCACAAATGGTGTAACAATTGACCTATCAAATAAGATCGATCCTGCTGGTAGATATAAGGATACTTACAATCTAATTCAAGAGAATAGAGACTTTATCCTTGATAATGCACTTGCAGAGATTGCTGTCTATAATGATACTTTCTACTTCCCTGAAGATGATCAAGAGACAGAGAGATCTCGTTTCAAAGATGCATATCGCTTCATCAGAAGAAACTCTGCTGATACTATTCAGTATGCTATTGACGCAATCAATACTCAGTTCCCTGGTTTTGTATATCCCAACAACAGCGACGAGAAGTGCCGTAGAGACCTAGGATACTTCATTGAAGCTGTCGGTATGGACATCTTCCTTGGTGGCAACAGATGGACTAGAGACTTCATCAGTCAGTATTTCAGTGGAACATATGAGGGCACTCCTAACTGGATCGTAGGTGGTCTGCAGGGCGAAGAAGCACAAAGCATCTGGGGATTCAATGCTGCTAGAGATCACATGATCCAAGCGGTATCTAACCAACTAACTGGTGGTTATAATGAGAGACAAATTGGAGTAGATGGTGATCCTAATTATGATCCAGGTGTATTCCCTGGTGAGGCAATCTATGGCGATGGTAATGGTGATGTAGCAAATACAGATCCTGCAGCATGTACTGACGTACAGAATGCAATTGCATCACTAACATCTATTGTTACTCAGGTTATCAACCAAGGTAATGACTTAAGTCTCACTGATCCAGGTCATCCTAACTATGTTGTTCCTACAGGATCTTCATCACCTATTGGTGAATCCAAGTGCCGTAGAGACATTGGACACATCCTTGATGCTGTACAACAGGATCTCTGGTTTGGTGGTAATGAGTATTGTATTGCTGCAGCAAGATCATACTTCCTGCGTGATGGTGCTCCACGTTCAGACGGTCTAACTGGAGAGCAGGCTCAATCAATCACTGCATTTAAGAGAGTTGCTGATGCTGTAAATCGTGCAATCAACAATCAACTACACTATAAAGATAATACTATTACTCTTGATGCTGTAGGTGATCCTGTAGTCCTTGGAGACATCTATGCTGATGGATATAATCAGTTGATGGCAAACAAGGAGTTTATTGCAGAGGAAGCATATCAGCGTATGCTTGCTGCATTCCCATCATATGAACCACAACCAACAAACACCAAGCAAGATTGTCTAGACGACGTTTATAACGTTCTAGATCAGGTTGCATGGAACCTTAAGTTTGGTGGAAACAGTAAGACTTATGATGCTGCAGAAGTATATGTTACTAACATCTTTGCTGGTCTAAATCCAGAGAGATTTACTCCAACTGATGTATCATATGATCCTGCAACTGGAGTATCAGTCTTCAGCATCCCTGGTCATGGAATGACCACTGGTGATTACATTAAGATTGCTGACAACAGCATCACATTCACTTGTGAGTTGGACAACAATGCTACTCAGCATACTTATCCACGTCCTGGCAGTGATCCATATGCTGGTCAATGGATCGAGATCACTGCACATACACTCAACACTATCACTGTCAATGTAGGTGTCTCTTCTGATACATCTGCACATACATTTGTAAGTGCAGCAACTGATAGCATCCTGAAGGGTGTTCAAGTAGAGACATTCCTTGATCCTGAGCGTGATGAAGCAGCGAGAGTATTTGTCGAGGTTAATACAATTTCGAGAGATGTTATTAGAAACAGACCAGTTTCTACATCTCCTAACAATGGTATTTCCCAGGTCTTTGATAACACTCTAGTAGATGATTGGGATTCACCTGACTACGGTGTAAATTCTTGCGCTCCTGTTGTCAGTGCATTTGATACTCTAATGGGTATCATTATCCAATCAATCGGTACTGATGCTGGTGTTGGTGATATTAGTCTTATCACTAGAACAGAACCAGCTCAACCAACTACTTATGAACTGGGCAATTGCTCTGATGTTCTGCAGACTATCGATACTCTAATCGGTATCATCACTGATATTACTAATACTAGCACCTTTGATCCCCCACCAATTGATCATGGTGAGTGGGATTGTGCTAACGTCCGCTCTACAGTTGAAACTCTATTTGATATTGCACTCGATGCATTCACTGGATCAAACCTAGAAGGACTCCCTGTTGTTAATCGTGGATCCTTCATCACTGATGCAGAAGCATCTAAGTGTTTCCGTGATGTATCTTACATCGTTGATGCTGTTGTTAATGACCTCAGACTTGGTGGCAATATCAACTCTGTACAGGCAGGTGAAGCATACTATGTTGGCAACCAACTAGAGTATATCGACGGCGAGAAGACAGAGACCATCGATGCATGGAACTATGTCGGACAGATGGCAACTGCTGCCATGAGAAACTTCGACTTCCTAGCATACAATTGTACCACAACTGCTGGTTCTGCAATCGTTGATATCGGTGATACTCGTGGTGTTCTAATTGGTATGAGTGTTGCTGAGTATGATGAGACTGATCCAGTCAATCCTGCATATGTTAATGGATTGCTACAGGATGGTGCAACTAGAAACTTTGCAAACATTCCTGAAGAGACTTATGTCAAGAGAATCGTCAGCAATACTGAGATTGAACTTGGCATCAGAGGTTCTAAACTTGATCAAGGTGCTTCTGTCCTAGCACAGGTCGATAGCACAACTACAAATCTATACTTTGTATTCCCACAAGGTTCATGGGCAGATACAGAACCAACTACGGTTACTGTTGGTCCTGAGTCTGAAGGTCCAGATGTTATTCAAGACACTCTTACATCTCCATCTCAGAGAGAGTGTGCTGGCACTGCTGATGCAATCGAAACTCTGATTGGAAATATCACTACGATCATCAATAGTGGTCTTGGCAGTGTAACAAGAGTAGAACAGACTGCTAACATCTCACTGTTTGCATCTAGAGCAACGGTATTTACTATCAATACTAGCGGCACTGGTGTATCCAACCCACACGACTTTGAAACTGGCACACCAGTCAGACTGGTTCCACGTCCTCGTTTTGATGTTGCACTAGGTAAGTTTGTTGATGTTGATAAGCGTCTTGTCAGACTACCTAACGGTTTTGACACCAATACAACATACTATGTAATTGCTCCTGGTAGAACAACAGCACCTAATGACTTCAGCAATACTACCTTCTTCAATGGTAGTGATCAGACTAAGTTAATGCTTGCAACTTCTAAAGAGAATGCAGCAGCAGGTATCTATCTCTATTCATCTGAATCAGAGAGCATCGATAAGGATGTTGAAATCGATATCTATCAGTTCGTTCTTGATGAGAAGTATGATCTACACAACTACAAAGCAAAACTAACCAGTGCAGTTAATGCTGGTATTGAGACCGATGTTCCTCACATCTTCGATGTACCATTTGCTTCTGTAACACCTCATAAGGTGTTCTTTAGAGAGGTTGAGGGTGGAACACTACCTGAAGTTTCTACAACGTATGCAGCAGATGCTGACGTTGCAGTACAAGATCCTAACGATGCAAACTTCGGTAAGATCAATCCTCAGATTGAATTCTTTGCACGCTATCAGAATGATAGAGTCTTCACAATCCACAAGACTCATGCAGATGCTATCAACAATGTAAATCCAATTACATTTGTTCCTGGTCAGACAATTACATTTAATGTATATGCTAACAAGCGCAGATCACCTGTTAAGTTTGACCCAGCATTCTCCAGACTAACTAATAAGTCTGGTAAGTGGTATGTAAATTGTAAGGATGAAGGATCTAGCAACAACTTCTTAGCAGTCAGAGAGCAGAATATTTTCTGGAGAATCAAGCAGTCTGACCTAGCAGATAGAAACAGATCTACTGATACTTGGTTTACTCGTCTCGAAGATGAGCGTGGTGCAGATGACAGAACTTACAAGATTCGTTATGTCATTCCTAAGTATATCGAGAATGCAAGAGATCCTATCAATGGATTTGTTATTAAGACAAGAACTGACGATACTCGTAAGTTAGTACCTCAGAAACTTCTACTCAAACCAGTAGCAGGAACTGTATATGGTGCTCGTTTTGAGAACCCAAGACAGGCAGGTGAATTCATTGGTGTAAATCAAGCAAACTTTGATGCTAATTCGCTAAACATCGATGCAGCATATGATCCTTATCTGTCTCCTGCATTTGCTAGATTCAACTCTGGTATTCAGGCGACAATTCAATCAGCACGTTATGTTGAGGATACTCTAGATCCTACCATTCAATATCTAGAGATGACAGTATTTGATCATACTGTTGATACTCTTAACTTCTCTGGTTTAAGGAACGAGTCATTCACTACAGTTAAGATCAATGCACCTCAGGGTGGTGAGTGGACAGTTAATAAGACTGAAAGTGTTACTGCAAACCAGATTACATGGTCTGGAAACTCTACTGGTCTTGCTAACCTTCATGCTTACATGACTGTAAATGGTGAGCACTATCTCATCCTGAAGAACATTCGTGGTGGCAAACTAGAGTTCAGTGAGTATTATGAGACCAGATTCCAACAGGGCAGCACATTTGCTACCATGCTTGAGGATCAGGACATGGGCAAATCGCTACCTCTAAAAACACTAATCAGAAAAAATTATCCTGAGTATTTTTACAAGCAAAACGGCGCTAACGTTTATACTATCACTCCTGGTGATCGTATCCAAGACGACGCTGGTATTGAATACTATGTTGAGAGTGTTGAGGATGCAGGAATCATTGATGACACATTCTATGTCTTCAGTTATGAGACCCTACAGCGTAGAATCGCAGGTCAGCAAGATGGTGTCTACTATCTCTCTTGCCTACGTGGTAATATCTCACCATTCCCAACAGGTGCAGGTGCAGGCGGCAACTTCCGTAAGTTTAAATTCTCACAACCAGTCAGCAGACTGTATCCTCTAGACTACAAGAACGATCCTCTATGGTTCCAGAAGAATGGTACTTCTGCAGAAGAACTAGCACTAGCAGTTCAGTCTATCGACCCACCTGCTACCTACTCTGCAGCAGACAACTATATTCATGGTCTTGTAACAACTAACGACTACAAGAACTCTGTTACCAGAGAATTGGTTGAAGATTTCACCAACCAACCAGCATTCATCATGAATGACTATAGTGGTGATAATGCAATCCAAGCACAATCTGGTAATGCAACTTCTGGTTCAGAAGATCGTAAGATCAAGATTTCTGGTAATAGCACAGTTCTAGCAGATCAAAAGTATTACGTTGAACTCCGTCGTCCATCTATTGCTCGTGCTGGAAACCATACGTTTGAGTATCTTGGTTTCGGACCAGGCAACTACTCTACTGGTCTCCCAGCACGTCAGGAGATTGTTCTAACACCTACTGAGGACTTCTACGCCCAAAGTAAGAAACAGGACGCTGGTATCGTCTTCTACACAGGTCTCAACTCTAATGGAGACCTCTATATCGGTAATAGAAAGATTAACGCTATTACTGGTGAAGAGACATTCCTAGAAGCAGCAGTTCTTGAATCTAGCGCAGATGACGACGAGGATATCGGCAACCTAGTTACCACCTTCGACACACCTGTAACATTCAACCAGAATATTACAGTTGTTGGTGGTGATGGTTCGCAACAGAACGTATTCCAGTCCCCAGTTGTTATCTCTGTTCAGGACAATGATCTAACAGAAGTTCGCGATACATTGATCATCCGTTCAAATGTATCCTCTGTTGATCCTATCACCAACCTAGAGCAAGACGAATCTCTTGATAGAACTGCATTCAAGATTGTTAATGACGGTGATATCCGCATTAGTAAGAACAGAGTCCAAGCAGCAATCTTTGGATTCAATGCAAGAGGAACTGGTCAAGGATACCAGATTCAAACGCACATCACCAACGGTCTTCCTTCAAATATTACTCCTAACAACAACTCCATCCCTGCAGATGGTGGTGATAGAGTATATGCTAACCAGTTTGTATCTTACAACGGTGTTGCTGTTAAGGCAGGAGACATCCTACTCAAGGGTGTTGAGGTTGGTAAGACTGGATCCTGGGGTTGGATCTATGCAAACTACTATCAAACCATTCCACAAAACAATATCTTCACTATTGAATTTGATGGTACTAACGTTGTCAAACTTACATTTGTTGATGACAATGGTGTTGATGTTCCTAACAGTGCAGTTGGTATTACCTCTGGATCACAGATCAGAGTTAATAACTACCCAGATAGCAGACTGAACTCTGTCTGGCAGGTCTATAGTCCTAACGGTGATGCATTTAACCCTGCAAACAACTATGTACATTTCCAAGTTACTGATGCTATCCCAGTAAATCTACTGGCATGGCGTGGAACTGGTGGTGTAACTGATGTTCCTCAAGGTCAAGTTGCTCCAACTATTGACTTCTCTAACTCTAACTGGAAAGAGATGGGAGTTGTTGGTGCTGAAGCACTCAGAACTAACACTGAGACTATTGGTGATTACAAACTTGGCATCAACACTATTGCTCGTGCTGCACACATTGCAACACAGACTGCATGGATCTCTGATGAGACTGATCCAAGAGCAAACCTAGATGTTGTTGGTAATGTATTCATCAGTGGTAAGACGGTTCCTAACTTCTTAACGGAGACTACAGTTGCTAGAACTGAGAATCCAATGGATAACGCTCTGCTAGTTGGCGGAGATAGCACTGATCCTGATGATGATGCAGTATTGAGAGTCATGACCACCAACGGTGGCAGACTTGGTATTAACACCTCAGTTAATGATGTTGTTAATCCACAGAACAACCTAGATCAGACTCTGGTTGTTGTTGGTACTGGTAGAATTACTGGAGACACTGAGTTCAGTTCTGACATCCAAGTTAATGGTGGTGATCTAACCACTACTAACAACACATTCAACTTCGTCCCACAGAATGCAAACATTCTAAACTGGGCAGGTGAAGGTCAGATCTTTAACTTCCTGAATAACACCACTGTTGATCAGAGCATCAACATTGCCAACTCTTCTAATAATCAGACAATTCAGATTGGTAATGCTGCAACAGAAACAACGCTAAGAATTCATAGAAATTCTACCAACGCGATTGTTGATATTGCTAGCGTTAATGATGATGTTGCTAATAACTGTGAAATCACTCTTGGTGGTGCATGGGGCAACACGGCATCATTTACTAAGATTGGCACAAGACAGACACTAATCTCTGGCGAACTTGAGATTGGCACGGGATACGGCGCTGGAACCAGCACCTCAAGACTATTCACTCAAACTAGAGTTGTTGATCTCTTCGACGGAGACCAGACAAACACAGTCAATTTTGCTGTTAATGCTACTCAACTTGAAATGGGTTCTACTGGTGGTTTCACCACTGTTAGAAACACACTGAATGTCCTTGCATCTGCTGTTGTTGAGGGTAATATCAGACTAGACGGTGGTCTAAATGCTGGTATTCTTGAGATCGGAAGAGGTAAGTTTGGAACAACAATTGTAGCACACAATGTTGGCGGACTAGAGAATCCAAACATTGACTTCTACAAGTATCAAACTACTGGCAAGTTCATTGATACTGCAGGTGTTTCTACCTGGGGATCCAATGCATTCTTGCTTGCTGGTGGTCAGATTGCTTCTATCGACACTATTGTCAATAATGGCGCTGAATTCAGACCATCTGCAACATATTCATTCCTAACTGCAACCAATACTGGTATTGGTGTTGGTGCAACATTTACAGTTCTTGTTCGTGCTGATAGCACAATTGACATCACTATTGAATCTCCTGGTTCTGGATATGTTGCTGGTGATACACTTACAATTACTAATGATCAACTCGGTGGTGGAGTTGGTGGTGGAGATCTTACCTTCAATGTTGGTGCTACCAACGATGCTGGTCAGACATACTTCCTACCAATTACAACTCCAACAGTTACTGACTTCAAAGTTGGTGATCTTCTCCTAATTGACAGAGGTGATGCTGCATCTCCAGACAGTGTTGGTGTTGCTCCAAATGAATTAACTGGTCTAAGAGACGAATCACAGAGTGAGATTGTTCGTGTTGTCGGTCTTGCTAACGTTGCTAACCCTGCGGATCCTAATGGATACAGACTGATTGTTAGCAGAGGTCAAGAAGGCACGGGTGTATATGATAATCACCCTGATAACTGTGTAATTGCTAAACTAGTTAAGCAATCTAATGCTTCCTTCATCACTGGTTCTGACCTTGATTTAGATGGAAACATTGATATTCCTGAAAGTGGTATTGGCAATGGCACTGGTAATGTAAGAATTGGTGTTGCAGAATTTGGTGGTACAATCTCCACCAGAGACCTACTCAGACTAACTGGTACTGAATTTGTATCTATCGAAGATCTCATTACTACTTCACCTCAGTCATTGAGTGTCAATGATGGTGGTGATCCTGCTGCTGAAGTATTCAAGGTTGAATCTACAACAGGTGATACTTACATCTTCGGTGATATCCTTGCTGGTACTGGATTCAACAGATTCACTGTTGATTCTGACACTGGTAATACTATTACACAGGGAACTCTAACTACAAACAACACGATCACTCTCAGAGGATCTACATTCGCTGCTAATGTTGGATCTGCGGACTTTGAAGTTGCTGGTGTTCCTACACCATTTGGAAACAGTGAGATCTTCAAACTAACACCTCAGGGCAACACTGAGTTCCTAACTCTAACCAATGGTGGTAATTCAGAGGTTCAAGAAGCTGTCACTTTCCAAGTTGATACTGCAACTGGAAGCATCTTCAGTCTTGGAGACATGCGTTTCTATGGCAAGGATGAAAATGGTGTTGCAGATCAAACAGTTCCAAGACTTGAGTTTATCAATTCTTCTGGAGACTTCACCGTATATGGTTCTCTATCAGCACTAGGAAGCGGTCCTAGCACGTTTGGTGGATCTATCGTAGTCAATACTGGTGGTCTTGACATGACCTTCAGAGATGGCGCTGGCGAGGCACAGGATAGAAGAGTTGTTGTTAAGGATGAGAATGAAGGAGAGATGTTCTCCATCGAAAGTGATGGTGCAATGCAGATCGCAGGCATCAACAACTACTTCACCAGAACTGGTGGTGCCAAGTGGGTAGCAACTAGTGAGACAGTTGTCAATGCTGAAGCAAACGTTAATTACTTCGTCAATGCAACAGGCAACACCCTGTTCAAACTACCTTCTAATCCTCTAATTGGCGATACTATTCGCATTATAGATATTAGTGGAGCACTAACTTATAACTTGTCTCTGGTTGTCAGAGCACCTGATGATGTTAAGGTTCAGAAAGAACTTTCAAATACTGGTTCTGCAGTATTGATTGGTGTTCCTCCTTCCGCATATGCTGGATATAACGGTGGTGAATTAGTTGTACAAACACCTAACGCAGCATTCGGACTTGTATATGCAGGTTCAGTTGATCCAGATGGCAATTCTTCTAACGTACCATCTGCTCTCACTGGTTGGTATCTAATGGACGTATAAAAATATGTTTTACCAGGGCACAAAATCTATGAAGGCTGCGGTCATCGGCACTATCATGCCGTGGTCTGGTGGTCTTAGTGAAATTCCAGATGGGTGGATTATTTGTGATGGATCTAGTCAACCAGCAAGGGACTTTCCTTTGCTGGTCCAGGCTATTGGTGATACTTACAATCAAGATCCAAACACATCCAACTTGGGTGGCGCTTTTCCAAACTATCAGGGAGATTTTCTTCTCCCTAATTTAAATGGTGGTCAGCACCTGATGGACATTGAAGAAGCATATTTTGATCAAGCAGTGAATGGTGGTACGGGAAAAGCTCCTGACATTGATCCCGATGCAAGAAATATTATTTCTCCATACATTGGACCTAATACTAATCTAGTCTCTAACGCGGTATTTACTGACGTTCGTACTGATGTTGAATTTACTCTTAATGATAGACTAGGATATAGTGGAAATATTCGTGGCAACACTATTATTGATGGTGTTGGTGAAAAAATTATGTATATTGGTGGAAGAAAGTTGGGACACCAGCATATTAGACCACATACACATAGTGGAACGTATGAGACAATAAATGGTTTGCCTAAATCTGTATCTGGTGAAGGTGTTATTCCTTGGGATAACATTGAAATTGAATGGACATATCAGGCATCTGATGACCAGGAAGATGGTCCAAATGTTGATACTTTTTTCTTCAGATGGGAGCAGACTTATCAAGGTATAAATCTAAATAACAACCTTTGGTCTACTGGAGCAGCTGATGCTTATTCTGGTATTGGTGGTGGAAGAGAAGGTAGAACAATTGGTCAAGTAACTTCTGAAGCACCACCAGTTAACATTTATGCTAAGGCGATAGTACGCACTCCAATCACAGAACAGGATCAATTTACATACCAATCTATGAGTGGTGGAGATACTATTCCATATGGATTGTTTGGAAGTGAACTTACAATTCCATCAGGACAAAGTAATTACTATCCAGATAGACCAGGCGATGGTTATTTTGGAACATTTTTGAGCAATGCTTCTAGTGATTGGTTAGCTGATAATTTATTTGCACATACACATGAACCATTTGAAATTATTTACGATCAAGGTAGTTTAAAACCACAGTCAAGTCTTATTGCAAATGTGAATATTCCTGCTACTACAGTATTAGATAATGTCACAAATGAAGGTGCATTACAAATAGACATGAACACAAGTCAACCATCAGTAACTTGTGTTTACATCATCAGAGCATACTAAGATGGCAAATTACACACGAGAAAGATCAAGATACGGCGGTATTGTGGGCACAATTGTTGCTCATTCTACTCCTGGATTGGGCACAGCAAATGATCCAACCAGTGTAAATTTTAGGAAAGAATTACCAGCAGGATATTTGCGATGTGATGGGTCCGTTTTAAATGTAAAAGATTACATTGCATTAGCAGAAGTATTAGGATCTGGTGATGAATGTAGATTCAAGAAAGAACTTACAACTTTACTTAATCCAAATCCTGAGACTGGTGAGTTAGGACAGTTTCAACTACCAGATTTGGGTTCTAAAGTTATTATTGGCGGTAGAGGAACAGGTTTATATAATAACTTAACTGTAGATCGTGGAATTGTTGAAACTAATCCTCTCAATAGAGTCGGACCTCAAGTTAGTATTACTAGTAATAGTGGATCTAGGATTACTGCATCTTATCAGGGTAATGTTCAGGTTAATGCAGTAAGTGGCATTGAGATGTTAGGCAACCCAAGATATACTATTCAAAGAGCGACAACTGAAGAAACTCTTGGTATTGATAACTTTCAAGGTCATGCTCATAGATCTTCTCAAAAATATTTGAACTATACAGGAAACCACAAAGTCGGTGGAACTGGTGGTAAAGACTTCGGTCAACTTAGTGGAAATAGTGGTGCTGGACATGTATTAGACTATGCCAGAGAAGCAGGTGGAGAGTCAGTTCATTCACATAATATTGGCAGACCATTTAGTTATAGTCATAGTTTTAGATATTCATATGGACAGCAGCAGGTTGATATGACTGGTGTTAGCGCATATGTTGATGTTGATCTTAGTGATGATGAGAAAATAGATCAATTAGTTACGCCTTTCATTCTTGTAGAGTATATCATTAAGATCTAATCATGCCACAGACATTTAATCTCGTAGATCAGAGTGTTTTTACAGTTCCTGAAGAGATCGCAGAACTTGAAATTAAAATGTGGGGAGCAGGTGGTGGAGGTGAATCAGTTGCTGATGATTTAACTAAAACCGCAGGAAATGATGGTGGAGATTCTGAGTTCTTTGGGTTAAAAGCAACTGGTGGAGCAGGTGGATCTCAACCAGGAGGTGGTACTGGAGGATCTGGATCTTCTGTATTTGATTGGGCGAGCGTTGGAGTTTCCGTTGGTACTTTCAGTGGAAATAATGGTGGTATTCCAGATAAAGGAAATGGAGCATTAATTGGTAGTACCAGATATGGTAATGGTGGTGGAGGAGATCCTGGTGAATTAGTATATCAGTCTAGTGTAACTCACTTCTTTAATAACGAGGCAAACCGACATACATTTACTCAAAGCAGTCCCGATCTCAGTGTAAGTTATGAGGGTCAGTATGCAGATGATGGTCTTTCATGTTCTCCAAACTATGGAACAAAACATTATCGAATTACTTTCAATGCTCCATTTACGAATGCTAACTATAACTTAACCCTTAATAGTGTCACTCAAGCAGCAGCAGGTGGTGGTAGTAATACGCCATACTATAGTTGTGGTACTCTAGGCAAAACTTCTTCTGGATTCAGAATCTGGTTTGGTAATGGTAATGGTAAGAATACTTATGTTATGGGATTTGTTTTTACCTGTACTGGACTAAAGGCAGGTGGTCAAGGTATGGGCGGCGGTGGTGGTGGAGCAGTCACTGCTGCTTTTACTAGGCAAGATTTGATTGATTCTATCACCTATGCTCCTGGGACAACACACACAGCAACAGTCGGTACTAGAGGTGTTGGATATGCTAACCAAGGTGGAAATGGTTATCTTGAAGTCTCCATGATCATCAGACCAAAGGTGACTGTTGAGGTAATAGACACTGTTTTGATTATCGGGCAATGTACCACATTATCATGGGCGACTACTGGTGATGGTGATACTCTTACATGGTTATCTGGTAATATTGCTAATAGTCTACTTACCAGTTCTGTAGAAATTTGTCCCCAGATTACTACAACATATACTGCACAAGCAAGTGGATTGGGTGGAACATCTGCACCTTCAGGAGTTACAGTTTATGTGGTTTATGTTCCTACAGCGACACTAACCGTTCCTGATCCAATTGATTATGGTGATGCTTTGTTTGTTGATTTCGAGACACAATATGCAGATGTTGAGATTAGACTAGAACCATTCTTCAGAATGACTGATGGAACTACAGTTGTTGGAGACATTATTCAGATTACTCCTGCAGTTACGGGAGAATCTGGAAGACCAGATTCAGATACTGTTGTAAATTCTCCTACTGGTGGTGTAGAAATTCCAGTTCCTTGGGGAACTGTGGGACCAGAACTAATCGATGTAAAACTTACCGTTATAGGAACAGGTGGTAGTTTTATTGATATTAAAACCCTACAAGTAAATATTGATAGGACACCTGATAATGTCATTATTCCTGAAACTGATGGTAAATTTAAGGATGAAGAACCTGTCTATACACCAGAAACTGACATTTTAACAAACTTAATTTTAATCGAAGGTATCGATATTCCTGTCACTGTTAAATCTAATGAACGAATCAAAATAGATATTAATCAGGAAGATAACTGGTTAGACGTGGAGGAAATCTAATGGCAATTATATACACTAGCAGAAATTTACCTGGCGGCATTGGTGGTGATTATACTAATGGTGCATGGGGTTCTTTAATGAACTCATATTCTGTTAGATTTACTGGTCCTAACAGCGGTCCTGGTAGTTCTTATAATGGTTCTACTTTTTATTTTTCTGGTAGCGTATATTTTCCATACTCTGGAACTTATACAGTTCAAGCATCTGCTGATAACAGTGGATCGTTAAATGTCGCTGGTGTAAATTGTTCGGTAGCTGGTTTTGGCGGGCAATCACCAACATCGTTTTACAGTACGCCAGGAACTAAGAGTGTAAGTGGTAGTGTTTATAATGCACCATCATCAGATAGCTTTTCTACTAATCCTTATGGTATTGCTTTTACAATTGACGCACCATCAAGACCTCCAGCACCATCTGTAAGTATTTCTGTAAGTCCTTCTGCAATTGTTCAAGGACAATGTGCCACACTTTCCTGGAGTTCTTCTGGTGTTGGTATTTACTACCGTAATATGTCAAACATTTCTACTTCTTCTAGTGGTAGTACAACAGTTTGTCCTCAATCTACAACACAATACTTTTTTGATGTTCGTGGTGAAGGTGGTCAAACTGTTAGATATGCAACATTAACGGTTTATATTCCACCAATTCTTAATCTGTCGGTTAGTAATACAACTCTTATTGCTGGTCAATGTACTACTTTATCATGGAACGTTACTGGCGATGGTGATACACTTATATGGACAAGTGGAAATATCGCTAACCAACTTGTAACTAGTTCTGTACAAATTTGTCCTGCTGTTACCACAACTTATAGTGGATATGCTACTGGACTTGGTGGAACCAGTCCAACAGCATCTGTAACAGTTTATGTTTATCAAGTGCCTACGATTGATGAGTTCAATGTTCCAGACTTTCTTAATTATGGTGAGAATGGCAATATTGAATATGAGGTCAGTTATGCAAATCTTACTGTTGAGATACAAAAAATATTTAATTACAACACATATAATTCTGACCAAGGAACTACACAATATTCAGTTTGTGGAACTGCTGAGTTAGATGGTCCAAACCCAACAATTGACAACATTATTGGCACTGGTGTTACTTACGATAACTTTGGACCAAGATCGGTAACGTATATATTGACTATTACTGGACAGGGTGGTTCTCAGATTCTTTCTAAGAATGTGCCCATCATCATTGATGAAGAGATGGACAATTTGAATGTTCAGGAAACTGATGGTAAGTTTCGAAATGAAGAACCAGTCTATACAAAAGATGTTTTACCTGAAGACACTACGCTGTCTGATTTGTATTTGATTAATGGCATCGATATTCCTGTAGAAATTAAGTCTGACTATATGATCTCAGTAAGGAAGAATGATGGTGAGTTTGAAAATGTAAGACCGATTGGTAGTGCTCCACCATCTGGATCTTCTGAACCTGTAGAAGACTTGCGAGTTGCTAAAGTTGTTCCTAATGGAGGTTCATTACGAACTGCATCACCTGTAGATGAAGAAGAATTTAATCTCGCTACTCAGGCATCATCATCACTCACGTTTAGTGATGGAACAACATCTAAAACTATCATACAGGGTGAATCAGTAACTTTTAGTTGGTATGTCACTGGATATGCTGCAGCAAGTATTAGTCCTTCTCCTGGTGCATTGTCAATTACGTCAGGAAGTGCAGTAACTTATAGTGTTCAAAATATTAGCAGGTGGTTTAGTACAACTCCTGCCCCAGGAGATCATATGTGCTCTGCAACTAATCCTGGTGGATATACCTCTGAAGGTACTCTATTCAAATCATTCACCACACAGGCACCAGGAACATTCTTGGGATATGATAATGAAAGTAGTGTTAAACCATATGCAACTATTGGATACGTATATCCATTTACTTCATCAGGTCATCCTGTAACCGTATCAACAATTTACGAAAAAATTGACCCCGCTGGTGGTCCTCCTAATGGTTTTGGAACTATTTGGACGACAAGTTCTGGTGGTGAAGGACCATACACTGGTGATGGACCTAATAAAGGTTTTAAAGCACCAACTAGTGGTTATACTGATAATTCCAGCATTACTTTCAGTGGTAGTTCTACTCAAACACCTTCAGTTACAACAACTTATACATTGAGCACGGGCGGATCTATTACAGTAACAGTATTGGTTCCTCCAACACTTGTTATTAGTGCTACTGGTCTTAATGCAAGCAATACTGTTGTTGCTGGTCAGCAATTTACGATTACTTGGTACACCACAGGAACAACACCTGGAGTTACTTGGACTGCTGGACCTATTACCAATGGTCTCAATACTAGTAGTGAAACATTTACTGCTGCAGATACTATTACTTTTACTGGATATGCACGAGATGGAGGTGCTGGTGCATCACCATCTACAACTTTAACTGTACGAGTTGTACAAATTCCAACATTTGAATGGAGTGTTCCAGAGCAATTAGATTATGGTGATGATCTCTTTGTTGGTTTTGAATCAGAGTATTGCAATATCAGTATTAATATTACACCAACATACATATACGCTGATGGTACTACAACAGTAGGTACTGCATTAACATATGGTCCTGCTGAAAGTGCTGAGATAGGTGGTACAACTGCATTTGATGTAGAATCTACACAAATTCCAGTTCCATATAATTCACAAGGACCTGAGCAGGTTCAACTAGTAGCAGTAGCAACTGGTGAGGGGGGTAGTCAAAGCTTTAGCGCACTTATCCCTGTTAATATTGATAGAACACCTGATGGTATTGTTATTGAAGAAAAGGAAGGTGCTTTCAAAGATCAGGAACCAGTATTCTCTCCAGATATTGTACCTGAGGAGGTTGTTGAATCACAATTGTATGAAATTGATGGAATTGATGTTCCAGTAAAGGTTAAATCAAATTATCCAATCCAGATTCAAATCAATCAAGACGGCGACTGGGATAATGTGGAACAGATCTAAATAGTAAGACTGGAGATATTATCTAAACGGAATGACATATTCTTTTTCAAACACACCAGTATATGTTTCTGAGGGTGATTACGTTCAGTTTAGATTTAAGGCACCCTCAGATTGGGATGCTACCCTTACAGTTACTATTCAACTTGGTGATTTAGTACAGTATTGGTTAATCACAACTGTACCTGAAGACTTTGTACCAGATCCATTTCCTCTTCAAGAAGTTGATCCAGCTGAACTGGATACACTATACACATATGGAGATGGATCTCGTCCTGGTGAGTCAATTATTACTGTCACTGGTTTAACACCAACAACACAAGCAGCAGTTGCGTTAGGTTCTACAATTTCTGGTGATATTACGTATTACGCCATGCGTATCGATTATAATGGCGATGGAAATTGGGGTAGATTAGATGAATCAAACAATCCAATGCCTGCATATGGTGTTGCCGCTGATGACTATTGGATCCAAGGAACAGGAGGTGAAGTTGTACAAAATGGTTCACGAATTCAAATTCGAGGAAGGACACAAGATTTCAATAACCAAACTACAGATATCACACTGGTAATCGGAAGATCTAATGAGATTTGGAGACTTACTACCAAGACACAACCATTAAACATTCCAGAACCATTTCCAAACTTCGAAAATTTAACTGGTTTGGATCTTGAAGAAGTTGCATATTCTGAGATCATTAGAATTCAAGGTTTGAATGAGCCAGCACTACTCTCACTGGACAATGGTGGTGAGTGGGCAGTATCATCTACTAATAGTACAACTACAAATGGTGATGGATATGAGGTTCTTGATGGTGTAACATTCTCATCTTCATCAGGAACAGTTAATAATGGAGATTACTTACAGTTAAAATTACAGGCATTAAATGTTCCTCTCACTCCCAATGAAACTAACCTGACAATTGGTGATGGTGTTGGTCTTTCTAGTTGGATTGTGGAGACAGGTAATCCACCATCTACAGGAGTAAATGCATGGTCATTTGATGATCTAAATGGTGTTATTGAAGATGCACTTATTCCATCTAATAAAATGCCCCCTGGTGGCATTACTGGATTAGGTCCTGGTGTTTCTGTCCC